AGCCGCGGCTACTGCCTGATCCTGCGGATGGCCGGCATGGATCATCTCAGAGATGTTTGACGAAATCGTCTTCTGGGATTTTCCTTTTTTGAGCGGCATGTTCTTAGTCCAAAGAGTAAATGACGTTGAGCGATTGGCCGGCGCCCGGCTCGACGACAAGGCCAGTCGTAAAAGGAGCGCCTATTTGAACGGTCGCAACAGAAGCCGCAGTCGCCGTAATGCGATTGGCGGCTTTCTGATTAAACACTGTTCCGGCTTGCGTCTGGTTGCCAGTCTGCGCGCTGGCGAAAGTCACGGTATTGGCCGTCGCCGCTGTCACGACATAAGTGCCGTTATAGCCCAAAGGAGCGCCGCCGTTATCGCAAATTGTGTTTTCAACAATCACTGTGTCGCCAACAGCGAAAGAATAATCCGGCCGATAATTCACTGTCACGCTTCCCGGAGCGGGAACGCCACCCTGCAAAAGCGTCGTGATCGGCAAAATAGAATCGTAGATCCAGCCTGCGGCGCCGGCGACAGTCACAGTATAGGCAATCAATATGCCCGGCCCACGCGCTATTTCCGTTCGCGAAGAAACCGTCAGAGAGCGATATTGGCCCGTGATGCGCTTGCGAAATATATTAACGCTATCGGTCAACGCATTGATTGCGACGACGCCGTTCTTTTGTGTTGTGAGGATGTCGTCAAGCGTCGCCATCAGAATTTACCGTCTCTTTGAATGCGATATCGTGTGGCGCCAATACGCCAGAACGACCCGATGTCGCTGCTTTGCATCTTTATCGACATCAGCCTACCACGGAATCGCGGCGTGATATATTGCGTCTGATGATTGATATTGAACGGCCCATACGCAATTGGCGTATCAGTCGGATAATCGGCGACATAGAATGTAAGCTGTAAATCGGCGTCTTGCGTGCCGCCGAAATAGCCCCACTTCATGTCAGGCCATACCTGATCGACGAATACTTTATATTCGCCGTCATCCATAGAGAAATAGCCAGTTTGGAAGCTGGAAACCATTGCTTGCCCGTCGGCATCTGTCGACGTCTCATGCTGATAGATGAAATTCTCTACGTCTGCCGGGATCATCGGGCCGGCGCCAATTGGCGGCCCAAGAACTGACTGATTTATCCAAGCCGTGCGCGTTAAGGTGCCAAAGTCCCACTGGTTAAGCGCAACATTGTATTTCACATACATTGTCGGCTCGCCGTTGCCGCTTAGGGTAGGGAAATACCACGCAATTTCACCAAATCGCGAGTTCGCTGCAATGCGAATATTGTCGAGATTAGATTCGTCTAATTCCTGAAAGATAACATCCCATATTGGGCATGTAATCATTTCAACGCCGGATCCAGAAAGGCGGTAAAATTGGCTCTGGCCCATCCAATAAACAACGCCGTTCATTGAAGTTGCGGCTTTTCTGGAGATTAATCCGCAACCATTGCCGATTTCGTTGAACTGATAGACATAGGGAGGGCCGACATATTGCATGGCCCAAATGCCAAGATCCGTCCAAACCAGACCCTGCTGCGGCCCCTGAATGCAGCCGACAATGCGGGAGCCTTTTGGCAGGCGATAAGAGCCGGCCTGATTGGTGATTGATGCCGCCCATTGATCGTAATCATTGACGTCGCACCAGCGAATCAGAAGCTGATCCTGAATGCCGTTGAAGGTCGACCCCCATGCGATAATCTGACGCTGCGGCATGGCGACAAACATGCCATCGTTGACTTCAGGGCCATTAGAGATAATGCCCGACTGAACGGCGCCCGTCGTCGGATCCCAAGTAAATATCGGGCCTCCGACAGGACAGGAAACAAGAACCTGACCCCAATTGTCCAGCGTCCAATCTGTGCATTGAATTGGATTGCCTTCGTTCAAGGTCGAAGGAACAACGCCTGTGCCGTAGCCGCCATCGCCATATGGATTGATGGCGTAACCAATAGCGGCCGGAAGGTTGCCGGGAAGCTTATAGAAGAGATATCTGGCACTACCGCTGTTCATAAAAGCAGCAGTAGTTGAAGTCGCTTCGTTCGCCGCGTTGATCTTGAACTGATTATTTGAGACAAGATCTGTGACGGTATAATTTCCATAAATCGTCACGCCGCCAAGAGATGTTGAAACGACAGCGGTATAGGTATCGCCGATGACATAGCCGTGGTTGTTAAGCGTGACCGTAACAACAGACTGATTGATCGTGACTGAATAGTAAGGAACGGCGCCGCCATTCGTCACTGTAGATGTGGCGAGGAGATCATTACCGCTAACATCTCTGGCGATGACCTGAAAGTTATCGGTGCCATCGACGAAGATACATTCATACAGACCAAATAGGACAAGGCCGCCGACGCTAATTGGGGTCTGAATATACACGGTGTCATAGCTATCAACATTTGACGCCACGGCCGTCAGGGTCACAAACGGGCTACCCAGCTGCGTATCTGCAAGAACGCCAACATTGAAAAGCTGCGACCGCGGCGTGATGATCGCGCGAGAAGCGCCTTCAATGACCGAAAGGCCATCGCCGGCGTAGATCGTTCCGGGGGCGCTATTTCCGATGACGCCCGAACTGGAGGTCGTAAAGGTTATTTGCCCCGGAGAAGATGTAGTAACAGTAAATGTGCCATTAAGCGCGCTATTGCTCAGGCCGGTCGTAACAATTGTATCGCCGACGGCGTAACTGTTCGAGCCGCTGTAAACGATTGTGACCGTAGACCCAGATCTCGTCGCGGAAGTTATCGACGACGAACGGGACTGAGCGCCAAGCGCAAGATAGTCGACGTTATTCGTATCCTGCCATGCCCATAGCGCGCGAACAATTGAACCGACATTAGACGAAAAATAGCGCGTCCAGCCGCCAAGCTTCTGAACGAGACCCAGCCCCTGTTTGTCAGGGACAAAACGCACAAGCTGAGAATAAGAAATCGCCGCTTCGTTAAGAGCGATTGTCCTATTTTCATCAACGCCGGGAAGGAGTTTAAGCGTCGAATGCGGCATTTATTACCCTCTCGACGGCGTCGCTGTGGCGGAAGCAGACTGTGACGTCCAGCCTGCAGCCTCGAACTTCTTGCGATTTTCTTCGGACATAGCGCCACGCAGAAGCGTCTGATACTGCGTTTCATATGTGACCGGCATTTGCGGGTCATTGCCAGCAGCGCTGGAGAAGTTGCGCTGATAGGCGGCGATATAGATCATGCTCGCCATGATAAACAGATCCGGCAAATACAGGCTGATAAATGTCGTCTTATTGCTCGACGACATGCTAACCGGACGGAACGTGCCTACGATCTCGACCGTATAAGTTGCGTCAGAATAGGGGCCGACAAGGAAGGTATAGTCGTCAAAGACAGCGAAATACTTCGGCTGGCTTACACTAGAAGAAGCGCCAAATACCGCATCCAGAAATTCCTTCGTGACGGGCATCAAAGGGACGCGAATGGCGTTATCCGGGTTTGTGGATCCGGCCGGCGTAAGCAAATTGATCTGCTCAGGAACGACAAGAACGCCGCCGCCGTATGGGGCGCCGGCGGCAAAATTCGTCCCCGCAGGGACGGTTATTGATCTTGTCCCTACAGGCAGGGTGAAGCTGGTATTTGATACGGACGTGAAGACAAAATCGAGATCGCGGTAGATCCGGTTTTCGGCATAGGTGATCATCTGAGGAAGAATATTCAGAAAGTCACTATTTGTCGGCTCGACAACGGCCATTGTGGAGATCTGGGTGATATAGCTGGTCGTCCCAGAAATAGATCCGTCGTAGCTTAGGCCCGTAGTCATCGAAAACCCCGTATTTCAGCGGTATATTACCATACTTTTCGGGGCGGTTACTACCTTCCGACCCGACAGGCCGCCCTAAGCTTCCCGTAGTCTGTGATCATCTTGGCGACTTGAGCCTCGCTGTGCATTTTGCGAAGTTCATTAGCGGCCTGTTTTTGTTGCGCAGCGCTGTAATTGATAAGCGGAGGACAACCGCCTCCGCTCGTCGATTGGCATGCCGAAACGCTAAAAGCGATTATTGTCGAGATCAGCAATCGTCTCATCGGTCGTCTTCGGCTGGGCGATTATTTCCGCCTGATCCTTAGAAATAGAGGCGGCTTTACCTGCCTCTTTCGCCTTTTCTTCCGCCGCGCCGCCTTCCTTGATCATCTTGAGCGCCAAAGCGCCTAAAGAATACAGGACGGCGCCGATAATCCCGGCGATAACATAGGCTATCACTGGTGGGTCGTCCCGCCAGTGACGTTGCTGTCTTTGGCCGTGCCGCCAATGCCGACGATGGCAAGGACAAACGGCCAAACCTGATCAAACGGCGGCAGCGGGATCACAGACGGCCAGAGGCCGGCATAATTTAGGGCATACGCCACCAAAGGGATAAGGCCGGAGACAGTCGTCTTCCAGTTTACAAGAATGCTATTCATGATTTTTGCCCCTGCTTTGCTTGTTTAAGTGCGTCTTGGTAGGAAAGCGCATAGCCGGCAATCAGCTTGGCCCTATCCGTCCCATTGATGATTCGGCGAGCGCCGACATAGTCAGGCGTCTTCCCCGGCTTGATGTAATCAGCCAGCTTCTTGCCCGTGAACATCCCAAAAATCATGCCGCGATACGCAATATCAAGCGCCACAGGCCACGTTAGAGCCGCTGCAGGATTGTTTTGGATGCCGAATTTAACGTAGTTGTATTTCCAAGTTATCTGAATCAATCCGCGGCCGATCCAGTCAGGGGCATAGCGCTTCGTAGCAAAATAAGCCGGACTTCCCATCTCTTTAATCGGCTGCATGGTGAAGGCCGTTTCATGCGTAACTGTCGCCAGCAGATAAGCCAGTTCGTCATCCGACATCTTCGGCCAATTGCTATCGCGATATGCGATGATTTTGTTGATGCCGTCGACCTGCTTTTGCGTCAGCTTGCCGCCAAATACGGCCCGACGAATACGGTCAAAGAAATAATCCATATTCATCGGTCGGCCTTCTTGCTAACGGCGTCCATGATCCTGTCCAACTTGCTAAATACTTGGCTCATGACGTTGTTAAACTCGTCTCTGGTCACATACTCTCCAGCAACGAGAACCTCAATAGACGCGACCTTATCGGCCAGTTCTTTGTCTATACGGCGAAGTTCGTTGATCGACATCCAGACGTTGTTTAGCCACCAGCCAAGCATCGCGCTGATAAGGCCAATCAGGATATTGTAGATCGTCTGGTGATCCATTTTACAGTTCCCTTACAAGCTGGATGTTCATGAGTATTGAAGGCGTAGCCGGCAGGGAACCAGCAGCAACTTCCGCGTAGAGCAGCAGATCGATATCTGCAGAAGACCACGCGATTTCTAGGTAATCTCCAGCGTTCAGGGACTGTATATAACTCACCGAAACAGGCGTTTTTTCTCCCGCAGCAGAAAGCGTCGCGCGACGATTCGTTGCCGTCAGGTTCGAGTTATTCTTCATCAGCCAGAAATTGACTTGATCGGCGCCGCCGTCGTTCTTATCGACTTCCGCGGTAAAATCGATGCTATAAACGCCAGCGTTCGACACGGTGATCTGCGTGTTTGATGCTACAGATATGCCGTAATTGCCTGTCGAATTATTGAACGTCACTTTATTGACCGCGCCGCCAACAGGATTGGTCTGGCTCACGGTGCTATAATATGAAGCCCAATAGCCCGGAAACGTCATATCCGGCGCCAGATTGGCGATAGCCTGAGACGTCGTGCGCTTGCTTCCGCCCGCCTGAACAATTTCCAGTTCTTCGGCGCCTGTAAGTGCTGTCGCCACAGGTAAGTTAGGTATCTGAACGACGGCCATTATGTATCATCCTCGCCGGTTACAGGGACAACGACGTTCTCATACGGTAGACCCGGATCGTCATTGCCCGGAGCATTGAAATCAGTGCCGGGAGCAGGATTGAGCCCATTTTCCGGCTCGCCAGTCTGTTGCGTAACGCGCAGATAGGTTGCAAGAGGAAGTCTTCCAGACGCTTCTTCAAGCAGAATACCAAAAGAACTCATTGCACCTTCTTGCGCAATAAAGCCGACCTGAAGTTCAAGCATCAGGAAGCCATATTGGAAGATTGGCAGCTGCGTCGG